CGTTGCCCATAAATAATGTTTTTAAAGGTGAAAACTCGGCTTAACATCTATCTCTTGCGTATAGCTTTGCATTCCCGTTCTCTGGCGGGCGTTGCCCAAAACTTTACCCCCATTATTTCACCGCAAATATACAACAATATTTTTAAATAGCAACAAAAACATGAAAATTAACACTATTGACATACAAGCCACCTATCATACCTACCTTTTAGATGGAAACTACAAGGATTTACTTTGCTTTCCTCCTCTCAAAAAACTAAACAGTAACGACTGGGCAGAGTATTACGGCAAAGAATACGACACTGACGATCCACAATTAGACACATTCTCTTTTTCATTGTCTTTTATCTCCAAAAGCGACCAATACGATGCCTTTATATCCTTTCTATCCGCTCAAACCTATAATGATTTTCTTTTTGAGGAGCTGGGTAAGTCTTTCCGATTACGATTTGTTGGGGTGAGAAAAGCTAAAAAAGAAGAAGGCTATATCACCTATGAGGCTACTTTTGCTAATGATAATCCATTGCATGGTTACACCCATACAGCCCCTAATGACACTTTATATCCTTCAGGTTTTACGATTGACGACATAGACATATCCAAGTATGGTATTTATCTATTAGAAGAGAATGAAAGCAACTTGCTAAAGAGCTATGAGGTCAAAGAGCACCTAACTACTAACAGCAACACTATTGCAGGGGTACAATATGCTGAATATCCTAACGTATTTAAGGAACGTACCCTTGAGCTTCTCTGCTACATCAAACAGCCTATCAATCTCTTTTGGAAATTGTATGAAGCACTATTATACAACCTTTCTCTGCGAGGAGAACGTACCATTAATGCTTTTGGTAGTACCTTTAAGGCTATCTATCAAAAAGCAAGTGTAAAAGAGGTGCTACTCACAAAAGACACTTTGAGGGTGGAATTTACCCTTTTCTTGGTAGTAGTATAAAAAATATACAAAGAAAATACAAAAAATAAACAAACTCATATAAAGAGTATGTCTTACGCATGGTGTATCTTTGTGCTTGGAATTTAAGCACTAATCGCTAATAACTATGCAACTTCATTTTAATAGCACCTATATAGATGTCCTCCCTACTGATGAGAGCTACCGATACCGCTCCATTATGGGAGAACACACCCTTACCTTATATTTTGCATTACCTTCTTATACAGATATACCTACTGGTGCATGGTGTGAATTTGCTAATGAGAGATACACCCTAAATCAGCCAGCTAAAATCGTAAAACATAACACACGACACTTTGAATATACCCTAACAATGGACAGCGAAGGGGTAAATCTCAAGAATTACAAGTTTCGTAATCCAAACGATAAGACCCTTAAATTTCCTTTTACAGCTTCTCCTCGTTATCATATTCAGATATTAGTGGATTGCCTTAATATGATAGATAGTGGTTGGCAAGTAGATAACTGTATAGAAGCCTCTGAGAAACTTGTATCTTACAACCATAACAACTGCCTCGAAGCATTGGAAATGATAGCCAAGGCTTTTGAGACAGAATACGAGATTATAGGTAAAACTATTCATTTGCATAAGGTAGAGTATTTCAAGAACAATCCCCTACCCCTCCAATATGGCAAAGGCAAAGGCTTCAAAACCGGTGTAAGTCGCACTACTGAACAAAGCCGTATCACCCGCCTCTATGTACAAGGAGGCGACCGTAATATTGACCGCTCTAAGTATGGTAACAAAGAATTATTACTCCCTAAATCACAAGAGTACGTATATGAAGGCGTAACCTTCGTTTCAGACGACAAGGGGCTATCAATAGCTGTCAAGAACGCCCAAAATAATGGATTTATCAATGAGCAAAGCCTTGATTTGTCTCATATATATCCTAAGCGTAAAGGCACAATTACAGAAGTCTTTGAAGTGGATCACGACAAACACTTCTATGATTTTACCGATACCTCCATACCTCAAGCCCTTGATTTCAATGCAATGCAAATCAAAGGTGAAAAAATGCTTATCTACTTCGAAAGCGGTATGCTCTCAGGGCGTGAGTTTGAGGTACAGAAATACGACCACAATCAAAAAAGGTTTCAACTCGTACCAAAAGAAGAAGATGGCGTAACAATGCCTAATGATATATTCAAACCTGCTATAGGTGATGAATATTCCGTCTATAATATGCAAATGCCTAATGCTTATATTTGTGATGATAACACAAAAACGGGTGCCAGCTGGGAGATGATGAAGGAAGCGTGCAAATACTTGTATGAAAATAGAACTGATATGTTCACTTTCACTGGTGATTTAGACGGAATATGGGCAAAAAAGAACTGGGTAAATGTAGGTGGGCGTCTAAAAATGGGGGCTTATATCAATTTTTCAGATACCGAGTTCCAACGTACCCCCGTGGCTATTCGTATTGTAGGACTTAAAGAGTATGTAAATAACCCTTACAGCCCACAAATAGAGCTATCTAACAAGGTACAAGGGCATTCTTTTGTTTCTGAAATGCGCAAACTCCAAAACCAAGAAGTATATTTTGGAGAACTCAACAAGCGCACACAATCATTAACTAAAAGAAGCTGGAGAGACGCACAAGAGACTATCAAGCAAATAGAAGCAGCCTTTCCTGAATATACCAAGAGTATCGTCCCCGCCACGGTGCAAACGATGATGGCTCTTATTGGGAACAAAGCTACTCAATTTGCTTTTGTATCCTCTAAGACAAATCCTATTACTGTACCTCATACACTCTATTTTGACAAGAATACGAATCAAATCAATGCAGGTAGTGGGTGGCTCAAGCATTTCACCCTTGGCACTACAGATATAAACCCCAATCGTGATGCTAACAGCTACAAGTATTGGAATATTCCTGCTTTCGTATCAGGTAGATTAGACGATAAGGCTAAAACCTATTATCTCTATATCAAAGCATCCAAAACCGCTGAAACGGGTGAGTTTATCCTATCCGAAAACAAAATAGATATAGAGCAAGAAGTAGGCTTTTATCATTTCCTATATGCCACTGTCAATTCTGAATATGAAGGTGAGAGAGGTATTGCAAAACTCAATGGATTTACAGAAATCACTGGTGGACAAATCAAAACCGATAAGATAACATCAGGAAATGGACAGCAGTATATACACCTCTTTGATGACCATATAGAAATCAAAGCCAATCTCAAAATAACAGACGGCAACAAAACAGAAATAAAGCAACTTGTTAATCCTGATTTGCTTTCATTGGAGAACAGACTCAAACAATATTCTAATGAAAACAATGCCAAAGGTGAGATATATCTAAGAGGTACAGGATTAAACAGACACGCTGCACCTATTATTCAGATTAATGGACAAAATATAGTTCCTGACAATTATAGAGGGCTATATCTTGCAGTTATTCGACGTTCAGATTTGCAAGTAATATTCCAGCAAAGTTATGATACTTTTGGGGCTACCGAAGAAAGAAAAGGATTAGCAGATAAACTAAATACCCTTAATAGTGATGTATTAGTTACATTAGTTTCAAGAGATGCTGCATTTGTAAATCCATACATATTAGGTACTGATGAATTGAAAAATGCTCTCATTCGTTGTGGTGCTAATGATGATAATTCAAAATACGTTTCAAGAATGCCATACGCCTTTTTAGGTATTCCTAACATTGGCAAGGGTAATGGTATAGAAGTTTATACATCTATTGAACAAAATGCCCCCTACGCTGAAATTGCTACCAAAATCATCAATGGCACACCACAAGGAATGAATAGTGTTTTTAATGGTATGCTGCAAACCGCTAAAACCGCTACAGAAGCATATGCACGAGCTCAAGCAGAACTCACCAAAGCACAAGCTATTGCCAATGCCGACGGCAAAATAACATCGGCAGAACAACGACAAATACAACAACTCCAACAGAAACTACAAGAAGCTAAAACCTTTGCCGAACAAAAGGTAAATGAATTGAATGTTGGGGGAAGGAATTTATTAAAAAATAGTGGTAAAAAAATCACTAATAACAATTATAATATTGCTATATATGAATTAACAGAAAATATTAATGAAGGAGAGGCTGTAACCTTAACTATTAAAGGAAAATTAGGAGCTGGAAAGACAGTTTTTGCAGCTTATAATAGTGGTGATTTTCTTGAGTTATCTCAACTATTTGACAAAGGCAATGGCATTTATCAAAACACATTTAACTGGAGAAAAGTTATTAATGGAAGAACAGCTGATAATAAAACACTTTGGATTTGGACTTATCTTTCACATGTTATTACAGAAAGTACCATAGAATGGATTAAACTTGAAAAAGGCAACAAACCCACCGACTGGTCACCAGCTCCTGAAGATGTATGGGATACAATGGTAGATTTGGGTATCATTGACAAAAACGCAGCTGCTATCAATGAAGCTGAAAAAGCCAATATAAAGTATATCAATGGAGTGTTTAGTAAAGGGGGTAATTATGATAGCGAAACGGGTATTGTCAAGAACACAATTACTACTGGCGCTCTCACTGTTGGCAATGTATCTGGAGGAAACGCAGGTATTAATGGGGCTGGACTTGACAGAAAATCTATTCGTTTCTTTGCAGGTAAGCCTTATAATTTAAAAGAACAAGCTCCTTTTAGAGTAGATGACAACGGCGAACTATGGGCTACCAATGCCCATATATCAGGAGAGATTGAAGCTACAAGCGGGCAAATTGGGCAGTTTTATATTAATACAGACAAAAATGATAATAAAGGACAATTATTTTCAGGAGATAATAACACAGGGGGAAATGCTATTAATTACTCAGGGATTTTTCTAAAGAATCTCGTTGAGCAAACAGAAATACACCTTAGTTCCTCCCCTATCATTACCCAGAATGGAAAAGGTTTTTTAGATATAAACTATAAAGGCGATGAACATAATACCATAGGCTCAAATATAACAGTAAGACCACGTACAGATAATGAATTTCAAAAACATTCACTTGCTCAAAGGATAGATGGGAATATTTTTACTATTGGGCAAAGAGCTATCTTTGATGATGGTTATATAGGACTCGCTGAATCTTATGCTATAATTAACAATATAAGACATACACATACTTTTATATTTACAAGTGTAGCTTCTAACATGCATACTATCTATTTGCCAAACCACAGTCAAATAATACAAATAACAGGAAAAAGTAATGCATCCTTTGAACTTGTTATTGTAATGTCTATCCATGTGGAAGGGAGGAGCGTCAGAATACAAGGTGTTAATGGAGGGGCTTTGTTAGATAACAATGGGAATTGGCATGCAGGTAATAACTTTGGATATATGGATATGGGTAAAGGAGATGTATTAAAATTGCGCTACTATAATAGTCATTATTATATGACAGGACACGATTATTAAATTTAATTCATACAAATATGCAAATCATTCAAAAAACAACGCGTATCACCGCACAAGAAGAAGTACAGAACGCTATTGTGATGTACTCCTACGAATTTGAGAAAGACCAAAATCCACAAGCAGTGGCTTTCTCTGTACAGAAAAGTACAGAAGGACAAGTAGGATATTCCTATTTGCAAGGAACAGTAACCGAGCATGATTTCAATATGCAAAACAACAATTTCCAACCATCGGATATTGACTTGATAAAGCATATTCACACCACTTGCTCGGCTCTAATCAAAGGAGAAAGTAACGAAAAACCAAAAGCCAATGGTAAGGAAAAATAGGTTTCTCGTGCCAAAAGGGTATAGGGCAATTACCCTATA